TTGTTGGTCCACCATCACACATGATGGTGAGAACACTCGCAAACAACGACAACATAGCTTTCCCATGGTTTGCACCATCAGGAACTAGAAGAGGTGTTGTTGACAATGCTACATCAGTTGGTTACATTGACAGTTCGTCTGGAGAATTCGAGACAATATCTGTAACGGAGTCAGTGAGAGATTCTATGCACGAAGTTAAGATCAACCCAATTACATTCTTTGCAGGAGCAGGAATCGTAAACTTTGGTAATTTAACAAGATCATCGGCAAGTTCTGCATTAGACAGAATTAACGTTTCAAGATTAGCAGTGTATCTAAGAAATCAATTGGATGCTATTGCGAAGCCTTTCATATTTGAACCAAATGATGAATTAACAAGGAACGAGATCAAAGGCGCAGTAGAGTCATTCTTGTTAGAGCTTGTTGGACAAAGGGCGTTATTTGACTTCTTAGTAGTTTGTGACGACACTAACAACACACCTACTAGAATAGACAGGAATGAACTGTATGTGGACATAGCAATTGAACCAGTGAAATCAGTTGAATTTATCTTCATACCGTTGAGAATTAAAAACACAGGAGAAATTGCAAAGTTAGGGAACTAATTTTGAATAAATAGGAGAAACAGATGGCAATATCAACTTTATCAAAATTCACAGTACCACTAGCAAACGATCAAAGTTCAGCATCACAAGGTTTATTGATGCCAAAACTTCAGTATCGTTTTAGAGCAATCCTGGAGAACTTTGGAGTATCAACACCGAGATCAGAACTAACAAAACAAGTAATAGACATAACAAGACCTAACTTGACTTTCGACAATGTGACACTAGATGTTTACAACTCTAAAGTTTATATTGCAGGCAAACACACTTGGGATCCGATCACAATTACATTAAGAGATGATGTAAACAACTCAGTAACTAAACTTGTTGGTGAACAAATACAGAAACAGTTTGACTTCTTTGAACAGAGTTCAGCGGCATCAGGTATCGACTACAAATTTACAACTAGAATTGAAATGTTAGACGGTGGTAACGGATCAAGTGCACCTACTGTTTTAGACACATTTGAATTGTACGGTGCATACATTGAAAACGTTAACTACAACACACTAGCATACAACACTTCAGAACCAGCAACTATCACGATGTCTGTGAGATACGACAACGCGATCCAAACTCCAACAGGCACAGGAATTGGAACAGCAGTAGCTAGAACGATCGGTACATTAAGTACTGGTGGTGGACAGTAATTAAAAAATTAAGTAAGCAATTATAAGCAAAAAAGCGTCTTTATAGGCGCTTTTTTTGTGACTATAAATAACACTATGCCAAGCATAAACAACTTCCTAGAAGGCTTCCAAGACGGTTTACCCGGAATGAAGGACTATAGACACGCATCGAGATTGTACATAGACAACAATCACAAGTTGATGCCAAAACAAAAATTCCTGTTCCACGTGGTGTTCAACCTTGACGAATCATTGTTCCAGACCAAATTTTCTCAGGCAGAAAGATATGAACTGAACATGCTGGTCAAGAGTGCTGATTTGCCTAAGTACGGTCTGAACCTTGAGGAAAAAATACAGTACAACAAAAAGATGTACGCGGCTACCAGAATCCAATACGAACCGGTAAACATAACATTCCATGATGATCATGCAGACACAGTCAACGCATTCTGGAAGAAATACTACGAATACAATATAGCAGACTCTGTTGGAATGAACAGTGATCTAACAATTTCAAACACAAAGGATGATTACTATGATGGCATAGACCAAAAAAAAATAACAAAGTTTGGTCTAGACACGCCAAAAGAAAGACAGAAGCCTTACTTAAAGAGTATTGAATTATTTGTATTACATAAACAGCGTTTCACATCAATGACTTTGGTCAATCCTGTTATAGGATCATTCTCACATGACAACCTCGACCAGGCGGATGGTGCAGGCGTAATGAACAACACGATGCAGATATTTTATGAAACAGTAATCTACAAATCAGGTATAGTGAACAAGAACAACGTGCCTGGCTTTGCAACAATACACTACGACAATGAACCTAGTCCGCTTACAATTTTAGGTGGAGGCACTAATAGTATTTTTGGCCCAGGTGGTGTGGTAGATGGAGTTGGCTCTGTAATAAGAAACGTGCAGTCAGGTAATATACTTGGTGCAATACTTTCAGCTTCTAACACGTACAACAACGCTAAGAAAATTAAGAAGCGAGATGTCAAAGAAGAGCTCAAAGGCATAGCCAAGGATGGTGTTTTAGAAGTAGGCAAACAGGCAGGTACTATAACTAATCCTGTCGCACAATTTTCTGTAGGTGCGGCGGTGTTGGCCGGTGCCGCGGTAGTAGCCACGGCAAAAGGAACGGCAGATAATCAAAATCAAGCAAACAACACAGTGATAACAAATCCAGTGCAAGACACAGTGTTGTATCTCACAGCAGATGAGGCATTTAATCTAGTTTCAAACGATTCGGCGGTCAGAGACGAGATTGCCTCAGGACTGTACTACAAAGACATAGGTTCTCGTAAGGGACTGACAGTGGCTGAATCAGATGTAGAGTACACTGGTTCGTCCGACAACGTACAAACTGTGTACACAAGCAAAGTAATCACCGACATCAGAAAGTTAGTGACAGAAGGGTATATAAAGATCGATAGGCAAACACTAGACGTTGAAGTAGCAACAGAGAAGGCATCATTGTAATGGCTGAATTTTACACAAACTTACCACCCAAACAGAAAGACGAGTTAGATAAAACTATTGAGAAACTGACAACGACTGCATATCAAGACGTCTATCAATTCAATGTAGGCGAGTATGACAGCACTATTGCATTTTTCGTTCAGCGTGGCTTTAGCAGGACGTCAGCGGAGACAACGGCCTATGCTATTCTTTCCCAGGCCAAGATTGACAACATCAAACCACAACAGATCCTAGACCAGTTGACATATGCCAACCCGGCACTTTTGTCTGAATTGATCACAATTATTTTAAACGCCAACAGATACAAGTCTAGCAGGTTGGGTGTTAGAAAAACACTAACAGTCAAAGAAACGGTATCTAGAAACATCATAGACTAATGTTACCTAGATTTGCAAGGGGCAAATTTATTCCCAAAAATCAAGAGAAGTACGTGGGAACCAAGACACCAACCTACAGATCAAGTTGGGAACATTCATTTATGAGACTATGCGACGAACATCCTAATGTGTACCAGTGGGCGTCGGAATCGATAAAGGTACCTTACAGACATCCTTTCACAGGCAAGTACACTGTGTATGTGCCTGACTTCTTTATAGTGTATCAAGACAAGCAAGGAAAAAAACATGCAGAGATGGTTGAGATAAAACCAATGAGCCAGACGTCTATGGAAGCGGCGGGCAAGAGCCAGGCAAAGAAAAAACAAGTAGTGATAAACATGGCAAAGTGGGAGGCGGCAAGTGCATACGCCAAACAGAGAAAGATAAGGTTCCGTGTGGTGTCAGAAGAACAGTTGTTCCACAACGGAAAACGTAAGTAAATACGATCATGACAAAGAAATTAGAGGACATCCTTAATTTACCAAATGTAAAAGAAGCATTCAAAGAGGTAGATAAAAAAGAAAAAAATAAAAAGTTAAAGGAAGCAGGACAAGAAAATCCTAGTACCAAAAACCTAGATCCACAGACACAAAAAAACCTACAAAAGAGCTATGCGGAATTTGATAAAATTGCGGCCGCTCTGCCACAAGTTAAAGGGCTAGGTGAGCTGTCAGACCTAGAGCTTGATAAACTTGCTATAGAGGCCGAGGAAAGTTACAAGAACCTAATGGATCTAGGAATGAATGTTGACTCACGTTATTCAGGGCGTATATTTGAAGTTGCCGGTAATTTTCTAAGGAATGCCATTGATGCTAAGGGCTCAAAAATAGATAAAAAGCTCAAAATGGTGGAACTACAACTAAAGAAGATGAAACTAGATAAAGATGGTGATAAAGACGGTGGCCCTATAGAAGAAAGCGATGGATTTGTTATATCTGATCGTAATGAATTAATGAAGAAACTACTTAAAAAAGACTAAATATTGCATATGAGCACGTTTAAAGACCACCTAACAGAATCAGTAAAGTCATATGACTACAAAATTAAGGTTGCTGGTGAGTTAGATAAAAATTTCGCATCAAGCCTAGAATCTGCATTAGCAAAGTTTGATGTTGCTAAAATGTCAGCAGGTAAGAAAACACCTATAATGACACTGCCACTTGATTTTCCTGCCTTAAGCAATGAACAGGTTACTATTTTTGACGTGACGACAAATTATCCTGAGTCAACAAGGACCATGCATGAGTATCTTTCAGACTTATTGAGGATACCGGCAACACACATAGTTGTTAGAAAACCAGGTGAGCCTACAGAGGAATACCAGGACGAGATGCAGGTAGCTAAAAAATCAGAATTCGCAAACAAATTAGCCAGCGTGGAAACTAAATTCCAAGAACACCCAGTCAAAGGCGAAGAGCATTATGGCGACAAACATAACATGAGCCTATTGAAGGAGTTGTTAAAAGACAGGGAACCAAATCCAGTAGAGGCTCCAAAAGAAAAAGAAAATACAATGCCCAACGAAGACGACAAAACAGCTAAATCACCAATCAACACTGGACCTGGACCAGTCAAAGGAAATCCACACCCAGCAACACTGCAAGGTTTCAAACAATAAAGGATAAAAGTTATGGAAATGATCGACGTACTAAAAAAATTACAAGAAATTGCAGAGACGAAACCAGATTTGGTTAAAGATGCTGTGGACAACGTGCAGAGAACAAATCCAACTGAAGCGATGAATCCAAAACAACAAGCGGCGATTGCCATTGCTAAAAAAGAAAAAATGAAAGAAGGTGGTATGAAAGACTACCTACATGATGAAGCAGAAAAACTTTCGAGAGAAGAATTTATAAAGAAACATGGTGAAAGCCTAAAAGGATTTTACGATGCAATCAATGGTCCTGAAAATGGAGACGACAGTATTGCAGGAGAGGGAAAAATAATGAAGAAAGAAGAAGTAAAAGAAGATATGCATATTACAACTGATTCTCCACAAGAAGCAAGTATGTTAATGCAAATTTTAAAAATGGCAGGATTACAACCTGTTGATGCTAAGATGATGGGTATGGAACCTAAGCATGACATGGAACCTAAGCATGACATGGATCATGATGACGCAATGGGCACAATGCAAATGGCTAAAATGAGAGACATGATGACTGCACCAGAAGAAGAAAAAGCGGCAGAAACATTTGCAAACGAACCAGAAGAAAAAGTTCAAGACGTAGATAGTTTGGTTAACAAACATTCAGGTGGTTTGAATAGACAGAAAAGTTCTTTCTCAAGAGCAGAGCCGGGCGACAATCCCATGACTGCAGAAGACAAGATCACTGAAGAAGAACTAGCCAACAGTCTAAGATCACAGTATGAAAGCTTCAAAGAAACATATCAGAAAGCGGCTGAAACAAAAGCAAAACCAGACTTCTTAGATATGGACAAAGACGGAAACAAGACAGAGCCAATGAAAAAAGCCGTCAAAGACAAAGAAGAAAAAGAAGCAAAGTAATACTTTTCTAAGCAATATCACAGCCTTAAATACTACACTATGGCGTATGTATCATTAGATAGCGACCAAATTAAAAAGGCGCATAAGAAACACAAATACACAAAAGAGCAAGTTGAACAACTTGAAAAGTGTATGGATCCAAAGACAGGTCCACTGTTTTTCATGAAACAGTTCATGAAAATACAACATCCTACCAAAGGCGAAATGAAGTTCCAACCATTCCCTTATCAGGAAAGATTGGTAGAGGCGTACAACAATCATAGATTTTCAATATCAATGCTACCACGACAGACAGGGAAGACAACCTGTGCTTCAGGATATTTAATTTGGTATGCAATGTTTAGACCAGATTCACAAATACTAATTGCGGCACACAAATACGCTGGTGCCTCTGACATTATGTCCAGAGTGCGTTACGCTTATGAGATGTTGCCGAGTTGGATCAAAGCAGGCGTGACTCAATACAATAGGAACAGCATAGAATTTGACAACGGATCAAAGATTATGGCAACCACCACAACGGAAAACACAGGTAGGGGTATGTCACTAACCTTAATATACTGTGATGAGTTTGCGTTCGTGCAACCACCAGAGAAGGCAAAGGAGTTTTGGACATCACTATCTCCGACCTTGTCAACTGGAGGTAAATGCTTAATCACTTCTACACCAAACAGTGACGAAGACCAGTTTGCGATGATATGGAAAGAAGCAAACAAAAGATTTGACGAATACGGAAATGACAAAATAATCGGGACTAATGGCTTTTATGCCATGAAGGCACACTGGAATGAACACCCAGACAGAGATGAAGCATGGGCAGAGGCAGAAAAATCAAGGATAGGTGAAGAAAGATTTAGAAGGGAACACGAGTGCGAATTCTTGATCTTTGACGAGACATTGATCTCCAGTTTAGTCCTAGCAGACATGGAGGGAGTACCACCTATCGAAACGACAGGACAGGTGCGTTGGTTCAAGCGTCCAACTCCTGGACACACTTATATGGTATCATTAGATCCCAGCATGGGTACAGGAGGAGACTTTGCGGCCATCCAAGTTTTTGAATTACCTACATTTGAACAAGTTGGCGAATGGCAACACAACCAAACACCAATGAATCAACAGGTAAGAATCCTGCAAGGGATCACCAAACACATACACGACACAATAATGGAGAAAGATGCCACAGCATCTCCTCAAATATTTTATAGTATGGAAAACAACTCAATAGGAGAAGCGGCACTGATGAGGGTAATGGACATAGGTGAAGAAAATATTATGGGAATGTTTCTGTCAGAACCTATAAGGAAAGGACACAGACGTAAGTTCAGAAGGGGATTCAACACCACAGCCAAACACAAGATCGATGCCTGTACTAAATTCAAAGAACTTGTTGAGAACGACAAAATGAAGATAAATTCAAAACTTCTAATATCTGAGATGAAGGACTTTGTTGCTTCAGGAATGAGCTATAGTGCGAAGCCAGGACAACATGACGACCTAGTAAGTTCTTGCCTGTTAATGACACGTATGATGAAAGTATTGGCTGATTTTGACCCAAAAATATTCGAAAAATGGACAGACAGGACAAGTGAGATAACACCGATGCCCATATTTGGATCGTTCAATGGATAATAAATACACTATATGAACCCAAAAAATTCGCAAGATTTATTCAACAAAATTAGATCACAGTTCTCAAACATAAGATTAGGTGACGAGAATGGAGCCGCTACAGCCGATCCAGGCAGTGCCGTATTTTTTGAGTTTGAATTCCAAGAAGATGCAGACACATTTGGTTCTGTTAGCATTAGCCTAGCAGACGGCGAGAACATGAAGGTGTACTACAACAGAGATCTAGTAAACAAAATAGACGAGGATAGCAGGGACGAATGGTATGCGTTCCTTAAGGAGTTGAAAGACTTTTCTGTTGAGCATCAGTTGAGGTTTGATGTAAGGGATATTACTAAAAACAACCTAACGAAGCAGGATTATGAAAATATTGCAGATACGAACAAAACGGTAAATACTGATGAAATGTCAGAAGAACTAGCAAGAATCACAAAATTAGCAGGCGTCACCGAAGGCCTATCAGGCACAGCAAAACGTTCATACGAGAACCTAAATAAAACAAAATTAATAATCAGGCACAAAGGCAAGGTTGACGAGACTGTGCCAGGTGCAAGATCAAGACAGATACAGTCATTGTACATTGAAAACGAAGACGGTGAAAGATTCAAGTATCCGTTAACACATTTAGCAGGCGCTAGAGCCATGATGAGACACGTGTCAAATGGTGGAAGACCACATGACGAGTTCGGACAGCACATTGTATCAACTTCAGAAGACATAGCAAAATTAAATTCATTCTCGAGATATGTTACCAACAAAGATCAATTGAACGACAACGCAGGTGACATCATAGAGCAAACAAAATTAAAATTAGAGAACCTAAGAGGGTACATGAAGAACCTTTCTAACCAGACACACTACGAGAACGCAAGTAAAGATTTCAAAACATCTGAGGAACAAATTCTTGATGATGAAACTGTCAACAAAATGAGAGAGAAGTTTACAATGACTAACCTAGACAGCAGAGTAGAAGACGCTTTACCGATTATAAACAGAATAATGAGTGAATTGGAAGCGTCAAAAGAAGCAGAGCAAGTGAACGAACTGGAGCCAGATGCAGAGCCAATTGATGCACCTATACAAGCACCAGTGGATCACGGTGCAGTAGTGCAAAGTTTTTTAAATGACCCAGACAGCAAACTAGTTTTAAGAAAAGATGATTCGGCAGACAAGATGTTGAAAGTTACAAAATTCACAAACAAGAACACAATGTTAAGTTCTATACTATCAGATATAGCGTCTAGACTGTTAACTAAATCAGGCGAGGAAGATAGAGTGGCAAACTTTGCTTCTAGAGTTGCAGATGAGATGGAACAAGAAAATTCAGCAACATTTAAAGCAACTCCAGACTACATCAAAAACAAAAAGATCGCGGTACAGTTAGCAAAAAGATACATTGACGACTACAAGAAAATGCAATCAGAGCCAGGATATACAGATGAAGTGCGAATGGATCCTGCAGATTACAGTCCTAAAAAAGACATTAAAGGAAAAGCAAAAGAAACAGAAGCGTTTGAAGGTTGGGTTGACTCAATGATTGACGAAGGTGGGATAAAACCTTACGTGTCAATGAGCAGAGGTGAAGATGACGGCAAGATGATGTATAACGTTTTAGATAGGAATGAAAAAACAATCTTCGCATCACGAGACGAGAAAGAAGCCACAGAGTTTCTAAGGAAAAACTTTGACAAATTGAGAGCTGGCGAGATGGAAGTGGCCGAATATGTCACGGAACCTAAAGATGCTGAAATCGAAAAAAAAGATAAAGAAAACGCTACTAAACTAGATGTTACCAAAGCAGATAAAATGATGAACACAACTGCGTACAAGAGAATGCAGGCAGGTGACGACAGATACGCAGACAAAACAGAAGGCAATGAGTTTGCAAACGCAGTAAGAAAAGCTAAGGCGGCAGGCATGAAAGCAGGCGACAAGTTCAAAGTTGGAGATCAGGAATACACACTTAAAGACGCCATCGAATTAGCAGGCCTACAAGTAGATGAATTCTTCTCAGAAGAAGGTGACGAATCAGAAGCACAGGAAGAAGCACAAGAGATCAACACAGAATTAGATAGAATAAAAACACTAGCTAACCTTTCATAATAAAAACTCCATATTACCAATAATAGTAGTAGACATTAGATAAATATAGTTGTATATTACGTACTATATGTCTGATATACATTTAGGCACAAACACAAACATAGGCACACAAGGAGGCTTACATTATGGCATCATTAGCTGAAATAAGAGCGAAGTTAAAATCTCAAGAAGTGAATCGCTCCACTTCAAACACAGGCGGAGACAACGCCATCTACCCACACTGGAATATAGCAGAAGGCTCAGAAGCAGTCGTTAGGTTCTTACCAGATAAGGATACAAAT